TTATTCAGTTTTTTTGTAAACTTTGAGAATCTCAACTTTTTTGGGAATAAATTCTTTTTTATTTGGGTCAAGTTCTGTTGTAATAATTATATCAGCACGAACGCTTCTGTTCCCATGTAAATCGTTTGGGTGTATCGCTTCATTTAACTCGAACTTGATTCGTTTATTAATCTTTCCAGGAACAATTCCCGCCCAAGAACGAGTGTTGCTATCTTTGTCACTTGCCCATATTTCAACCTCAGTGTTCAGTAAAACTTCAGTGTCCTGTGTTTTTTCTGGTGGCTCGTATTTAGAAGGGGCCTCTTTAGCAAGAGCAGATGTTATTGTTAGATCTTTCAGCTGATTATCATTAAATTCTATAGTCGCTCCTTCTTCCAATTGAGCCGGTGCAATTACCGCAATAGCCTCTTGGCTCAGTTTCTTTTTATCCTTTGTTTTATTTAATATATCTGTGATGGTTTTTTCAGAGATATTCATTTCGCCGCCGGTTTGGACAATTGCACCACTGTGTGCAACTATACTGGTTGATGGTGTGGTAACACCCTGATTGATCAAAGCGTTTCTCACCCCAAATCCAATATAGGCTGCAACACCAAGACATACAGCTCCAGTAAGTAGGGGGGTCTTTTCAAACATTTTTCCAACGACCTCTTTAGCTTGATCGTAATTTTCTTTATTTCCAAAAACGATTCTGACTATAAAATCTTCAGTGACGCTTCCCGCTTGGACACTGTAAACCAGGACTTCAATATCGACAACTATCGCGCCATTGCAAACTTCTTCAACAAAGGGGCCGACTCTTTTTAGTAGTTTTTCATAAGCCAGTAACGATTGTACAAGTTTGTCAATTGGGACAGCTCTTTTATTAGTATATTTTACTTTGTAAGGCACTTCAATTACATTCAGATCTGCATTCATATAAGCCTATCCTCTCGCAGTAGATTTGTTCACCAAACTATTACAGACGCCTGCCAACCCATACAACACGGCCAATAATCTTGAGCCGCTCCGCATTTTCTTCAGAGACAGTCTCCGTGTCATAACGCGCATTATCTGATTTTACTATAAGGCTACCGTCGAGCATGCGCTGGATGCGCTTGACGAGCAGGCCACCGTTGAGTTGCAACGCATAGATTGACCCATCCAAAACGCTTCTGGTGGTCATGTCCAGGAGCACCACATCCCCTTCAGAAAGACTCGGTTCCATGGAGTCGCCGATCACGCTGATCAGCGCAAGATCGCCCACCGAGACACCCAGAGAACTTCGCACCCAATCAGCCCTAAAGGAAAGATAGTCCACGATCTGTTCGCTATGGACCACAGCCCCGCCCCCGGCGCTGGCGACGACCTCGAAGCGCGGGATATGAACGTAATCGCCGTCAGCTGGTGGCGGCGAGCTTCCGTGCTCTTTATCCAGCAGCCAGTCGGCGCTGACATTGTATTCTTGGCAAAGCGCGGCGATGAAATCTGAATCTGGCTTTCTGTCACCAGATTCATATCTCATAACTGTGTTTCTGCTAATGCCGAATCTCATCCCAAATTCCGCTTGAGGTTCCTTCCCTCGCAGTTGTTTTATTTTCTTCCCGATCATAAAAAACACCCGTTTGGGCGCAGAGCTTTAATTTCCGAAAGCTCTGCTGAAAGCTCTGCGCGTGCAGGTAAAGTGAGATGTTCTTTAGGTGTTTGTATTATCAATGCTTTTTTCATTTGTCGCCATTATTAAACAAAAATAAAGCTCTGCGCCCAAATAGGTGTTGACAATGCTACCGAACGGGTGCTATTGTCTTACTTGTTAGTAACAAATGTTACTGCCGATAGGGACAATCTACCACATCGGTCAGGCTAATATCAATGTATGAGTTTTTATTTAATTTAGACAGTGAGGTGAGGGTATGGCGGACAGTGAAAAAAGACTACTGGCCCTTTGTGAGTCATGGGAGCAAGAAGGAAAAAACCGTTGGCGATCTTCTCAAGTTTGTGACGAAAAAAAGGAAGGCCCGGTCTCTGTCAAACAGGCCTTCCAAAGCACGGCTATCATATACTGCCTTCACGCCAGCGAGTTACGGGCGGCCATCCAGCCCAAATTTAGCCTTGAGTTCTTGTTTAAGATATTCAGAACCATGGAGCATACTCCCGGCATCAACAGTCTGATGGTTTTCTGCGCGGCACTCGATGATCTGGAACCGATGCGGGAGGTGCTTGCTCCCCTGGGTGGGATGTTAATCGGAGAGGAGGAGGTGAAGTTGTTGTTGTGGGCAAAGGAATATCACCGGGCAAAAGATGCGCGCATCAGGATGCGCAAACTGGAGATGGAGTTATGAATAGTCGGATTGAAAAGACAAAGGAGGTCAGAAGGCAGGTGAGAATCTGGATGCTGACCCACGATATCCGCAGTGTGGATGTTCTGAAAGCCTTGCGCATGAAGAGTCACAGCCTGGTGGCCAACACTCTGGCCGGGCGGCAAAACAATAGGCGCGTGCTGCAGTATCTGAAAGATAAAGGGTGTCCGGTTGAGTACCTGGATTTGCCGGAAGATATGAAGGCTAAAAAAGTTAAACGTAAGGCAAGGAGCGTCAAGAGATGAGTAAAGAGACAATTAAATTAGAAGTGATAGAAAAACCTTTGACAGCCAGAGAAGCGATGATGCTGGCCGAGTATGAGCATACTATAATCAAAGATTTTGCCGCCTTTTATCGGGTCGGCCAGGCGTTAGCTGAGATCAATAACTTGCGTCTTTATCGCAACAAAGAGGGTCGGACCTTCGAGCGATACTGTAAAGAGCTGTGGGATATGTCAAAGACCAGCGCGTACCAGTTAATAGATGCGGCGGGGGTATATGGCCACTTGCAATTACAGTGTGAAAACCAAACGTCCGCAAATTGCGGAGATTTGGAAGAAGACTCGCCGGAAAGAAAATTACCTCTGAATGAGGCTCAGGTTCGACCGCTAACAAGATTTAAAAATCAACCTGAAAAGATAACAGCAATCTGGCAAGAAGCCTCCGCTTCGGCACCAAACGGCAAGGTGACCGCCAGTCATGTCAGTAAAACAGTCAAGGAATATCTCGGCGACAAGATCACCAAGACCGTCCGCCAGGCACAGAAGAAAGTGAGCCAGACGGCAAGAGTTGACTTCACCGAGGCTTTTGAAAAGTTCTCCGAGCAGATCCTGATAGAGCGAAATTCCAACTATAAATACACCTCGCGCGGCTTTATCATTAATACCCTGGACCAACTGCGGGCCGACCTGGCCGAGGATGGCGATTTAATAGAGGGAGCGGCCTTTCATGGCGGCTCGGACGATACCCTTAAACTGCTTCGGGCTGGATACCGCCTGTTCCGCACGGACCGCTCCAGTATGACCGTCAAGGAGCACGGAGGAACGGGCTGGAAGAAACACAGCGGCCCATTCGAGACCATCAAGGCGATGGATGAGGAACTGAAAACAATCCTGCAAGATGAAAAGCATTTGCGGGGTTAAGCCATGAAAGCAGCCTATTCAGTAAAAGAGCTGGCAGCCCTGCAACTGCCGGTATTGCCAGGAACCGCAAACGGCATTTACCGTAAGGCAGACCGGGAGAACTGGTCTTTTTATTGGCAATCAGAGCGTGGCGGACAAATCAAGATGTACCGCGCCTACCTGCTGCCGGATGCGATCCGCCAGGCCATCCTCGGTCAGGAAGAGATCAACGCCCTGGTGCCGGTGAATGGCTCGGCCAACCACCCCGCCATCATCGGCAACGGCATCGTCGGCGCCGCCCAGGCGGGGAAGGCCAATCTCAAGGCCTCGCTGGTGAGGTTGTATATGCAGGCCATCTCAGCCGCCACCTGGGGCCATAAAGAACAGGCCCGCGACAACTTCATGGCAGCCTATAACAGCGGAGCCGCCTGGCCTGATCTGTATAAAGAGCTGGGCGAACTGAGCTGGAAGACCGTCGAAAGCTGGAAGAACATTTTGAAAAAGACCTGCGGCGACAGCCTCCAGCTGGCGGATCGGCGCGGCAAAAAGAAGGGAGAGCGGAGTATCACGCCGCTGCAGGCGCAGATTATTCTGGCCTTTGTCCGCCAGCCCAAAGGGAAGAGCCTGCCGAAGAGTGAGATTATCCGCTTTTCTCGCAATGTCATGCGGGGCAAAGGGATTGATGATCTCTCTGACGCCACGTATCGCCGCTTTCTCGATGACTGGGTGGCGGTCAACTATGACGAATGGACCTGGTGGCGGGAAGGCGACAAGGGCCTGAACGACAATTGCCTGTTCTGGACTGAGCGTGATTACGAGAAGATCAACGTCGGCGACATCCTGGTGGCCGACGGTCATGTCCTTAATTTCCTGATTATCAACCCCTGGACCGGCAAGCCACAGCGCATGATGCTGGTGCTGTTCTTCGATATGAAATCCTCGATGCCGTGCGGCTGGGAGATCCTGCCGACAGAGAATACCGCCTCCATCTCCGCCGCCCTGCGCCGGTCGATTATCCGCTTAGGGATGGTGCCGAAGATTGTCTACCTGGACAACGGCCGCGCCTTCAAGGGTCATTACTTCACCGGTACCGACTTCGAGCAGACCGAGCTGCCCGGCTTATACAAACGGCTCGGCATCAATCTTATTATCGCCAAGCCCTATCACGGCCAGTCCAAGACCATTGAGCGATTTTTCGGAACATTCGCGGAGCTGGAGCGGATGGCGCCGTCCTTTATCGGCACGGCCATCGACAGCAAACCGGCCCATCTGAACCGAGGCGAGAAGCTGCACCGGAGCATCAACGACAAGATCACCGGCGGCTTTGTGCCGACCCTGATCGACAGTCACCGGGCCATAGCCGCCTGGTTTGACGTCTACGCCGCCCGCCCGCAGGGACCAAACAGCCATCTGGCCGGGCTGTGCCCCCAGGAGCTGTTTGATGCCGGGCGCGGCCCCGGAGTGGATCCCATCGCCCTGCGCGTCCTGATGATGAAAAAAGAAGAACGCAAGGTCTACGGCCGCGGCGTCAAGGTTTACGACAAGGGCGAATGGTACTACCACCCGGCGCTGTACGGCCGGAACCATAAGGTTTTTGTGCGCTACGATATGCAGGAACAGGATTCCGTTTTGATCTATGACCAGCGCACCGACGAGTTTATCTGCGAGGCGTCACGGGCGGCCAAGGTGCATCCTGCTGCCCGGATCCTCGGCAGCAAGGCGGATATCGCCCTGCTGGAAACGCAACTGGAAATGATAGGCAGCCTACGGAAGCAAACCGTCTCCCATGCCAAGGCTATGGCTGCCGAGTTCGTTATCCCCGAGGCGCAGCGCCTGATAGCGGATGCCGGTTTCGGCGCGCCTGCCGGGCAGAAGCTGCTGCCCGGCGGTAACGGCGGCAAAGGAAACAACGTCAGGCTGCTGCCAAGTAAGCCGGCAAGGCTCAGCAATGAAGAGTTGCAACAGGTCTTGAAAGAAGCCGACGAGGGCCAGCGGTATCAACGCGAGATGGAGGCTGCCCAGCTCAGCGCCGATCTGGAAGATCTGAGTGAGGCTGACCGCTATGGCAAACTGCTGGAAATGGAGATGGGCGGCGAAGAGCTGACCGCAGACTGGCGGCAGTTTCTTCGGGTCTATGAGCAGATGATGCCCGAATTTGAACGCGAATACTGGGAGGGCCAACGGGCAGCGCTGGCCCTCCTTTATAGACAAAAAAACCCGGCAACCGAGGAAGCGGTTGCCGGGTAACCCCAGAACTCTTTAGCCCATGGAGGTTGATGAAAAGTAATGCCAGAAATACGATTTTTCCCGAAGTTTGTCAATGTAAAGAATGTCCGCAATTTTCAGGCGATGATTGAGGCCCTGATGATGTCGGCCGGCGAAGGCCGTCTGGCGGCGGTGATCGGCCCGGCCGGTCGCGGCAAGACACGGACAGCCCAGTGGTATGCGGCCAATAACCGCTGCGCCTTCGTCCGCTGCCTCACTATCTGGCGGCAGTCGGAGCTGGGCTTCCTGCAGGCGCTGGGCCGTGAGCTGGGCGTCAAGAAGGTGGCCCATCGCAAGGACCCGGCCTTTCTGGCGGTCATGGATGCCCTGAACGCCCAGGGCGGACGGCCTGTTTTTATCGAGGAAATTGAGAAACTTCCCCGGCTGCACCTGGAGCTGGTCCGCGATCTCTCCGACCTGTCGGCGGCCCCTTTTGTGCTGGTCGGCGAGGACGAGCTGCAGAGCCATATGCAGCAGGTGACGCGGATCTGGAACCGGACCTTCCAGCTCCTGGAGTTCGAGGCGCTGGGGGTTGGCGATGTGGTGATGTTTGCCAGGGAAGCGGCCGGACTCGAACTGCCGACCGATGTGGCGGAGATGTTGCACGGCCAGGCAGGCGGCTGTTTTCGGGTGATCAAGCGGGACTTGATATCCCTGGTCAATATCATGAATGCCAGGGGCAAGAGCGAGCCGGATATAAGCATGGTCAAGGTGGCCATTAAACAGAGTTTGAGGGGATAACCATGGCTCATCAATCATTTGCCAAAACAGTGAGCGACGCCCTGCAGGCAGCGGCCAAGAGCGGCGGCGGAGAGGTTGAAGTAAATAAACTGTCCTGCCTGCTCCATTTACAGACCTACAAAGACCATAAACGCCTGCTCAATGCGCTTTACGATCTGGCCCGCAGCGGCAAGATAGTCAGGGTGCGCCAGGGTGTTTATGCCCCGGCCCCCGCCGCCGGACAGCCGGATAAATGCGAGATTATGTGGCGGCTGTTCAAAATGCGGCGCCGGGTGACGGTTGACGACCTGATGGAGATGGCCGATGTCGGCCAGGATTATGCCCGCGAATGGTTGCAGCTCCTGGTCAAGCGGGAAGTGGCCCGCAAAATTCAGGAACCCGGTCAGCCCGGCCTGTGGGTGCTGATCAACGATCTCGCCGAGATGCCGCAGGATAGCGACAAGGCGGAAAGACTGCGCAATATCCGCTTAAAGAAGAAAAAGGCCCTGGCCAGGCTCGACAGCATCAGCGCTGCCCTGGGCGAGGTCAGACAATTACTGCAAACCATGGAGGAAGAATAGATGAAAAACGGAAAAGATAAAGACAGCATAACCGACAGCATCATTGCCAACTACCGGAATGACGCCAAGGCCCAGCTCGCCGCCCTACAGGCACTGGTCGAGAGCTGTGACGGCAGGGATGACCATGCTCTGCTGATCACGGCGCTGGCCGCCGAGAACACCACCAAGACCGTGCGGAAGCTGTGCTATCGCCTGGCCCAGCAGCATCCTCGGGGGCAACACCATGGACTGGCGTAAGCTGTTGCGGCGGGCGATCCTTGTCGAGGGAAGCCAGTCGAAAGTTGCCATAAAGCTCGGTTACAGTCCGGCCACCATCTCGCAGACGGTGGCCGGTATCTATCCCGGTGATACTGCCGGGATAGCTCAAAAAGTAATGGAAGTCTACGGAGGGAAGCTCATGAATATGAAGGAAGTGCCAAGCGGTTACATGGTGAACGGCATCGGCCATCTGGTGCCGATCGAGAGCATCAAAGACATCGACCTGGCCCGCGACGAGTTTGTCAAAGGCGTCGTCGCCAAGGCCGGCGAGGTGAACGATGTGCTCGACCAATTCAAACAGCAGTTGGCCGGCGATATGCAGGCCTTTCTGGAATTATCCGCCGAACGGTACGGGGCGGACCTGGGCGGGGCGCGCGGCAACCTGTCGCTTACCTCCTTCGACGGCCGGTACAAGGTGCTGCGGGCGGTCAGCGAGCGGCTCGACTTTGACGAGCGGTTGCAGGCCGCAAAAGAGCTGGTGGACGCCTGCCTCCGGGAGTGGAGCAAGGATTCCGGGCCGGAGCTGCGGACCCTGATTGAGAGCGCCTTCCAGGTGGACAAAAAGGGCCGGATCAATGCCAAGCGCATCCTCTCCCTGCGCGCCCTGAAGATCGAGCACCCAATCTGGAAGCAGGCCATGGATGCGATCGCCGATGCGGTGACGGTGGTTGGCTCAAGCACCTACTACCGCATCTATGAGCGGGATGACGAGGGCAATTATAATCAGATCAGCCTGGATTTTTCGGGAGTGTGACCTGGATCAATTACGAATTCAATAACGGAGGAACAAAAAATGTGCACGCCCAATCAAGTACACGAAGCAGCAAGGCAGATACTGGAGATCGTCAGTGATCTCCACGGGGAGCTGGCCCTGGCCGGACAGCAGGAACTGGTGGAGGACCTCGGCAAGATCCGGAAGAAGGCGGTCTGCATCATGCAGATGGAACGGCCGGAGCTGGATGTCAGAGAGAGCGCCCGCCAGGACATGATGAACGCCATCGGCTCACTGGGCCATGCCATCAACCGCAATCTGGAGGAATGGCCGAATTTCAACGGCGAGGAGACCGTGATCATCCTCCGGTTGGCGGAGTGCTGCGTCAAGCGCGGCCAGGTGTGGATGGAGATGGTGGTTACGGCGGAAGATGAATTGCGGAATGCCGGTTATTTGAAGGACTTTGAGGAAGGTTCTGACGATGAATTTACGAATGAGGAGGTGTGAGTGATGGAATGTCCAGGATGTAAAGGCCAAGTGGAACTCCACCAGTTGAATGTCGATAAGAATGCGGAGGAGGATGGCATCGAGCTCAATTTTTGTTGCCGGTTATGCCTGAATGAATTTTTCGCGATTCTTACGCCTGACGATTTCGAACCGGTTGACTGATTTCTTAATTATTGAAGGACGGGGGCCTAAAAAAAATGCTGCGACGGGCGGTTAACAGGGTTGATGGAGTGATGGCGGAGTGCCCGCTTGGTGGCGGCATGTGCCTGACAAAAGAGCTGAGAAGAAAGGGGACAGCCCCCGGAAGGGCTGGGGACAGGCCCCTTTCTTCTTCCGTTGTCTGTGGATTTTATGAGGGGTTGCACGAAGATGACCGCGGAAAATTCGCCCGCTGCGATTACCCGGAACCAAAGGCCTCTTGAAATTAAAAGCGAAACGGGAGAGTTGAAAAATGAGAAAATCAATAAAACACTTAACGGTTACGGTCAGTTTTAAGATTGAGGTGGATATAAATGAACTACTTGAGGGCGTGAAGGTAAACACGACCATTGAGGAAATCAAAAAAAACATAGGTATGTATTTAAGGGAAAAAATAGCCGGAAACAAACTTACTCCAGGGGAAGAACTGTCTGTTCCTGGTAGCGAAGATATTGCTGGAAATCTGCATGAATGGGATTTCTTGACTTACTTAGATTAAATGCGAAACCCCGGCGCGCCGGGGTCATCGGCGGGTGGTTCCGCCGATCTGATGAGCAGCCATACGGAGGAAAGGATGGACAAGAACAGAATCGTAAAGGGCGGAAAACAGGAAGTGCCGGTCGTATTGCCAGGCTGTATCGCCAGGCCGTCCGGATCCGGATGCCCTGTTGAGTGGTGTCGGAAGGCGCGGGGCGACTGGTGTCGCGATTGGCGTACCGGAAAAATCTGCCAATGGAAGAAGATATAATGAAAATGATCTGCCCATCATGCGGGGCCATAGCCAGCGCTGAAATCTGGAACAACGATGCCAACTGCCGGGAGACGCTGCTGGTGATAAGCCGTCTGCCCGCGCCGCTGCCGAAAGCGGCTTTAGGCTACCTCTCTCTCTTCCGCCCCGGCAAGCAGTCGCTCACCTGGAAGAAGGCGCTGCGCCTGGCCCTCGAAATCGAGGAGCTCACCGGCAAAGGCTTTGTCCATGTCCAGGGCCGCATTGATCGCGATTGCCCGGCGCGGATCTGGGCGCAGGCCATGGAGCAAATGGTTGAGCGCCGGACCGGACTGACCCTGCCTCTGCCGAATCATACCTATCTGAGCAAGGTCGCTTACGACCTGGCCGATCAGACCAATCGCCAGACTGAAACCAAGAAAGACGCAGCAATAACACATGCCAGGACCAGACCGGCCGATTTGTTATTGCTCGACCCTCTGGAGAAGGCCCGGCGGGCGTGGGACGCCGAGCATGGCCCGGCAGCCGATACCGGTAATTTGACCAGGATCCCAACGATTATTAAGGGGATGGACTGATGCCCTCAAATGACGTTGCAAAAAAGGAAGAGTCTACCGAAAAGCCCTGGCCTTGTGGCGGCTGCGGAGTCGAGGTGTCGCTTGAAGAGAGCCTATGTCCGTCCTGCACCGCGCAGCTTTTCAGTGGCGGGCTGGGTTGGACGGATGAACATTGCAAGAAAGTCGGGGTGTCATGATGCCGCCAACTATGGCCCAGCTGGCCAAGATCCACATCGCCAAGAAAGATCTGCAACTGACCGACGATGTCTACCGCGATATCCTCAGCCTGAACTTTGAAGGCGTCCAGAGCGCCAAGGAGCTCACCGTCCACCAGGCCGAGCAGCTCCTTGAGCATTTTAAGGCCAAAGGATGGAAGCCGAAGAAGGCCACCGCCGCCGCGCCCAGGACGAAACGGCGGGACGGCAACTTTGTCGTCATCAATCCGGGGCCGACCGCTAAGCAGCAGCGCAAGGTCCTGGCCATGTGGAACTCCCTGGGCTACGGCATTGATAAGCTGCATGCCCGCTGCAAGCGGCAATTCGGGGTGGAGCGGTTCGAGTGGTTGACCGACAGCCAAGCCCTGCATGTGCTGATCACCGATCTGAAAAAGCGGCAGGACAGCGCCGGGGTGGAATGATGAGTGGTTACACCGTTGATAAACTGCCGGAGGAGGCCTTGCCGGATGTGACCGAACTGAGCGGCGATCTACAGATGCTGGCCGAAGTGGTCGGGGTGAGGCTGGCGCTGCAGATCGCCGAGCTGTTCGACGGCACCCCGGCCAGGCTGTACGGCCATCGCCGCTGGCTGGTGAAGTGGCGGGATAAGCAGATGCGCGGCGAGTACGATGGCGGCGGGATCTCGGTGGTCGATCTGGCCAGGAAGTACGGTGTCAGCGAACGGCATGCCTATAACATCCTCGGCCAGGAGCCGGTGGAGGAGAGACAGTTGAAACTTTTTTAAGGGAGGAACGTATGCGACAAGTCTGGATACCTGAGCCGATGTATAGGCTGTTCCCCTGGGTGAGTATGACGACAGGGGCGTTTTTCTATGTTTTCGTGCAAGGCTTCGTTAGCTTAGGGTTGTGCGGGATGTTGGTTGGCTACGGTCTGATGGTGGAGTTGCGCCGGGCTGTGGGGTGATCTTGGTCGCGTTTCAAACGCGACCAAGATCAAAGATTTAATTTATTGACAAGTGTCCGCCTTTGGGGCTATCTTGACCATGCAGCCGAAAAAAACGGTTGCCTGGGTTTGAGAGCCCGGAGTCAAAGGCGGACGCGCCGCCGCATAATATATTTTATTGGCGGTTTTTTTGCGTCCACTGCATAGCAAACCCACTTTGGGCGGGCTGTGTGGGGGAGCCCTCGGGCTCGCCGGGTGCCTTTGACCGGTCTCTCAACCCTGCATAGTCCGCCCTTTTTGCGTTTGAGAGCGCGGGGGGCGGGAACCTCAACCCCTTCAAAGGAGAACACCATGAACAATGCAGCCGTAGTCCCTTTCTATTTTCAAGAGAACGAAATCCGCACTATTAGCGACGTGCAAGGTAACCCGATGTTTGTGGCCAAAGATGTAGCCTTGGCCCTTGGCTTTTCCGACACCGTAAATGCCATTAAACAGCACTGCCGTGGGGTGGTGAAACACCACCCCATCATTGACAGTTTGGGACGCACTCAACACGTCAGGGTGATCTATGAGCCGGACCTCTTCCGGCTGGTGGCCAACTCCAATCTTCCCAGTGCCGAAAGGTTCGAACGCTGGATTTTTGAAGAGGTGCTGCCCTCTATCGGCAGGTCCGGCTCCTACTCCATGCGGGAGCCGCAGGGAATGGATTTGTCCATGGAAGCCCTGGTCGCCCGGATCGTCACCCTGGTCGTCCCTGAGGTGACGAAACAAATACTGCCGCTGGCCGGCAAGTTTGAAAACCAGCTGGAGCGGACCCGTGCCGACTTCTCTTATTATTCGTCGGTGTCCGGCTTTTACCATTACTTCTGTCAGGACGGGGGCCAGAACGTGGTGGTGCTGAAGGATAAACTCTATGATGTGTACCGGCAGTATTGTGAGATCGGCGGCGGAACGCCTTTTACCAAATCCTATTTCTGCGGCCAACTCTACCGGGCCGTCACCGGTTGCTCGGCCACTACCGTCACGGTGGACGGCAGGCGGATCCCCGCCGTCCGCGGCCTCTCCCTGCTCCCCGGCTGGCCTACCATCATGATTGATATCAAAAGAAGGAATGATGAAAGGGCGGCGCAAGAGCTGGCCGACCGCCGAAAATACTATTTTGGTATTGAAGCGGAAGCTTCGGAGGCGTAATCATGGCCGAAAGAACCGATGCCCTTGACCTCCTTGAGGATGCTGTCGCCATGATCGAGTTTATGGCCGAAGTCTCCCCAGCCCTCGCTAATAACAACCGGGTCACCGACGGCATTAACCAGAATGCCGCCTTCGGCCTCGGCCTGATCTTCACCCACATCCAGCACACCATCGAGAAGGCGCGCGATCTGGCTTGATCTGACAAAAATAAAAATAAGGGAGTGGCTTTTGGCCACTCCCTTATCGCTATCCGGATTCATATCCACGTTAGCGTTTGTACATCTGCAAATCGACCAGCCTCCAGCTGCTCGGCGCGGCTTCATCTCCGCCGATATATCTTACCTTGCAGCGCCATCGTGTGCGGATGGTCGCGCCAAAACCATTCTGGGAGTCGACGTAGGATCTGATGATATAGAGGTCGTCAGGGGCGATATTTGACTCGAAATCAAAGGATGGAAAGTCGGCCGTGCTGGGTGAAATAAGTTCACCTTTTACGAGATCCTGACACTGGATAAAGGCCATAGTGGTTAAGTCACGGGATGCCTTTGGTTGAGGGCTCTTTGCCATTCCCGTAAATTCCGCGTACACCAAGTACACGACGAGCAACACACAAAAAATCAAGAAGCGGCCCTCCCCCGAAACAATTAATGACGGTTTTTTTTGTTGAGAAGTGACGTTTGTTAAGTTCTGTTTTGCCTGATACTGCTCAAATTTTGCAAATATAATCCCACATTTTTGACACTCCGTGTCACCGGCATGGTATTCTGATTTACATTTTGGGCATTCATTCATGAGCTAACCCCTCATCTGTTCGAAGATTAATAGCTTTTTTCAAAGCTTGTTGATCTTCAGGTTATACACCCGTCACAAAGATGCAGTCAAGTAACTACGCGGCCCCCTTCCTCACCCGTATCAACCCGTAACACCCACCCGGCAATAAACCACCTGCAATAACTCAGTCTTATCCCTCGTTCATAAATATCCTATATCTACCCCCTAATGACTCCGACCGACAACCGGGGCGGTTCCCCCGTCCGGGCCGCTCCGGTTGCCTGGGTTCGGTTTCTTAAACTCAAGGTGGGTATATGATTTCCAAGATCTCCAACTGTTACGACCAATACTTTCAGCGCTACACGCTGGAGTTCTTCGGCTCCCAGCTGCACTGGCTGTGGTGCAAGGCCCAGGCTGTGGCCGAGTCCGAACTGAATCCCGAGGCTGTCTCGCCTGCCGGAGCGCTGGGTGTCATGCAGCTTATGCCGGGCACCGCGGCCGAGATGGCCGCCAAGTACGGCACTGACGACGATATCCAACTGCCGCACGTCAATATCCGCTATGGCATCGCCTATGACAAGCGGTGTTTCGATGTCTGGAGCAAGGAGTCGGGCCGGGAACGGATCCGCTTTATGCTCGGCGCCTATAACGCGGGGATCGGCAATATTGTCAAGGCCCAAACTCGGGCCGCCCATGCCGGTATGGCCATTGACCAATGGCCGTCAATCGCCCACACCTTGCCGTCCATCACCGGCCGCCACGCCACCGAGACCATCAATTACGTAGCAAAAATCGAGCGGCTTTTCGATCAGCTCATAGCCGGGGAGAAGGGCAAATGAAAGGACGAAAAACATGGTTGGCAGCTGCGGGTGTGGTCGGGATGAGTGCGGTGAGTATTGCCTTGTTGTCCTGTGGTTATAGGGAAACCGGCACGTTGGCCGTCGCTCTGGCCCTGACCGGTCTGGCCTGTCATCTGCTGTATGCATGGCGGCTGTAAATGGCGGACCAGTTTGACCGCGCCCGGGATCTGGACGCTTACTATCGGCAGCAGGCTTTGACCCAGCATCATGAACGCAGGCAACAGGGCGAGTCCCGCACCCATTGCCTGGAGTGCGGAGATGAGATCCCCGAGGCCAGGAGAACATATTTACCCGGCGTCCAGCACTGTGTCGGATGCGCCGGACAACTTGAACATCAGAGGAGACGTTAATGGATCCAGCGGTAATTACGGCGATTGCCACATTCTTTACGGCGCTGAACGGCTGGACCGCGGGCACGGTGATTCTTTGCATCTTCGTGGTGCCGCCTGTGCTCGGTCTGGTGGCGGTGCTCAAGGTTGTCGGGGTGATGTCAGCCCTGAAAGACGAGATCCGGGCCAAGAACGAACAGGACAACAGGCGCTTCGAGGCGATGGTGGCGATGTTTAACCAGCAGCACGCCGAGTTCTCGACCAAGTATGACAACAACGTCTATCTCGTCAAAAACTGGGAGAATACGGCCGGCGACATGACTAACCTGGTGTATCTCAACACCCAGGCGGTGACCAGTCTCGGCAACAAGTTTGACCAACTGATAAATCTCTGGTCTTCGGATCGCAATGGGAGGAAATAATGAGCTTTGATCATGAACGGCTCGCCGTCCGAGGACGCCTGGCGGAAAAAGAACAGGAGGCCAGACGCCTGGAGATGTCAATCCAGGGCGACATGTCGGCGGTGCGGATGCTGCTCCCGCCCTTTGCCCCATTGGCTGAGATCCAGGCAGATCAGGCAGCGGTCCAGGCGGTGGAGCTTGCCGCCAAACATGCCGACTATCTGGGCGTGATCGGTGAGATCGCCGCGATGAAGAAGGCCCTGGGGATCGCATGAGTCCGGAGGCCTACTCATGGGAGGTGCGCGAGGGCGCCGAGGAGCTGTATATCATCGACGGCCGCACCTATGACCAGGTGGCCGAGACCACCGGCGTCTCCATCTCCCAGCTCAAACGCTGGGGCCTGGACAGCGTGCCCTCCTGGAGCGACCGCCGCCGCGAATATCGCCAGGCCCAGACCTCAGTCCGGCGCGGGGTGATGCTGGCCAAGGCCAAGCTGATCGAGTCGGTGATCAATACCGAGGATGCGCAGAAGGCTTATGCCTTCTCGGCTTTGGTGAGCTCGGGCCGAGCTATAGATCAGGAGGCGCGGGAGCGCAGCCTGCAGGCGCCGGCCAAACAGGATCCGGTCGGAGGAGAGATCGTCACCGATCTGCCGACAGCCCTGTCCGAGGCGATCCAGCGGAAAATTGGCCTCATGCTCAGCGCCCCTGGAGGCGTAACGGTAAACAGCATTAAGGATGTGCAGCAGTCGATGACACTACTGGAAAAACTGCAGGCCAAAATTGCCGAGGAGTCGGGAGAGAACAGCAGAAGCCATGGCACCAGTTCGGAAACTATCGACCAGCTGCGAGCGGCAATAATGAAGGAACTCGGAACATGAGTGCTGTATTGCTACCATATCAGCAGCGATGGATCGATGATCACTCGCCCGTGAAGATCATGGAGAAGGGCCGTCGAATCGGTCTGTCGTACGGCGAAGCCGCCGACTCGGTGCTGCACGCGGCCGACGCGGATCGCGGCGCAAACGTCTATTATATCTCTTACGACAAGGAAATGACTTCAGGGTTTATCCAGGACTGTGCCACCTGGGCCAAGGCCTTTCACACTGCGGTCGGAGGTATCGGCGAAAAGATCCTCAGGAGAGAAGACGGCAAGGATATTCATGTCTATGACATCCGCTTTGAGAGCGGCTTTGCAATTGAGACTTTTTCCAGCAACCCGCGCAACCTGCGCAGTAAAGGCCGGCCCCGTGAGCGGCTGGTGCTGGATGAAGCGGCATTTGTCGATGACCTTGAGGAATTGCTGAAAGCGGCTATCGCTATGACCATGTGGGGCGGAACGGTCCATATTATCAGTACCCACAACGGCACTGAAAATCCATTCAACGCGCTGATTCAGGACGCCAGGGCAGGCAGAAACGATTACTCGATCCACAGGGTTACCCTCGACGATGCCATCCATGACGGACTGTACCGCCGGATCTGTGCTGTTACCGGCAGATCATGGAGCCTGGAAGAGGAAATGGCCTGGCGCGCGTCCCTGGTCAAAAGGTATAGCCCGAACCATGACGAGGAGTTGTCTTGCGTACCCGCTCAGGGCAGCGGAACATTTTTGTCACGGGCTCTGGTCGAGCGCTGCATGTCGGCAGATATCCTTGTTTTGCGGCTGGAGCTGAAAAACGAGTTCACCTTTTTACCCGAGGACCAGCGGATCAGCGAGACGGAGGCCTGGTGCGAGGATAATCTCGCCCCCTGGCTGGCCAAACTGCAGGCCAATCGTCGCTGCTACTTCGGCGAGGACTTTGCCAGGAACGGCGATCTCAGTATCTATCTGCCGGTCCAGGAACAGCAGGACGCAACCTTTGCCGCACCCTTCGGCCTGGAGCTGAAAAACGTCCCCTTCGAGACCCAGCGCCAGGTGGTCTTTTACATCATCGACCGGCTGCCGCGATTTACCCACGGTGCCTTTGATGCTAGGGGAAACGGTCAATACCTGGCTGAGGTGGCAGCGCAGAAGTACGGCCAGGACAGGATCAGCCAGGTGATGCTCACCGAGGCCTGGTACCGGGACAATATGCCGCGCTACAAAGCGGCATTCGAGGATGAGACACTCCAGCTCCCCCTTGATGCCGACTGGATCGAGGACAATAGGGCCTTTAAGGTGGTCAAGGGCGTAGCCAAACTTCCGGACGGTAAGACCGAATCGACCGGCGGGCAGCGCCACGGCGACGCCGGTGTTGCCGGAGCCATGGTGATATACGCCACCAGGCAGGATGGTGGGATGGAATACGACTATCAGCCGATCAAAAAACGCGAGTCAAAAGATGATGCCGATTCTTATCGCGCCATCAAAACGAACGCCGGGTTCGGCGCTATCAGCGGGGCAATGTAATGGTGACACTCTACGATCATCGCGGCAATAAGGTTGTGCCGCAACAGCTGAAAGAGGAACTCGCCGCCCCCACTCTCTCCGGGGTGCGCACGGTCTGGGACGAGGCGGTGACCGGCGGGCTGACTCCATACCGGCTGGCCACCTTGCTTCAAGGAGCGGCGGCAGGCGATGCCCATGATTATCTGACGCTGGCCGAAGAGATGGAGGAGCGCGATCTCCATTATCGTTGCGAGATTGGCAAACGGCGTTTGGCCGTGGCCTCGCTGCCGTTGACGGTCGAGGCGGCAAGCGGTGAGGCCAAGGATGTGAAACTGGCCGACGAAGTCCGGGCCATGGTGAAGCGGGCCGGGTTCCGTGGCCTGGTGAAGGATCAGCTCGATGCCCTGGGCAAGGGCTATTCGGTCTCCGAGATCATGTGGCAGCGCGGTGCCAAGTGGCTGCCAGCCGCCTATGAATGGCGGGATCCCCGCTTCTTTGTCTTTGACCGCGAGTCCAGGCGCAAGATCCGGCTGCTCGATGGTGCCAACATGGCGGAAGGCGTCGAGCTTGCTCCGTACAAGTTCATCGTCCATCTGCCGCATCTGAAGACCGGCCTGCCGATCCGTGGCGGATTGGCCAGGGTAGCGGCCTGGTCGTACCTCTGCAAGAACTATACGGTGAAAGACTGGCTGGCCTTTGCCGAGGTCTTTGGCATGCCGCTGCGTCTTGGAAAATATCAGAGCGGCGCCTTGAAAGAGGACATCAACATCCTGAAGATGGCGGTGGCCAACCTCGGATCAGATGCCGCGGCGGTCATCCCCGAGTCGATGAAAATCGAATTCATCGAAGGCGGTAAGTCGACCGGCGGCGATACGCTCTTTATGCGCCTGGCCGACTGGCTCGACGTCCAGGTCAGCCGGGGGATCCTCGGCCAATCCGCGACCACCCAGGGGACACCCGGCAAGCTCGGCGGTGATGAGGCGCAATCGGAAGTTCGCTCTGACATCCGCGATGACGATGCCACCCAGATCTCCGAGACCTTGAACCGTGACCTGGTCCGCCCTTTTATCGACCTGAACTTCGGCCCCCAGGAGAACTATCCGGTGCTGGTGCTGCGGGCGATCAAGAATGAAGACCTCACGGTCCTGACCACCGCTCTGGAAAAATTGGTGCCGCTCGGTCTGCGGGTTGAGCAGTCGGTAGTCAGGGACAAACTGGGCCTGCCTGATCCGGCGCAAGATGCGGAGATCCTGCAGCCGGCCAAGAAGGCTGAACCAGCTGCCCCCAGGCCGGTTGGAGACGAGGTGAAAACAGGAAAGGTGGAAACAGCGCAGAACCGCGAGCAACCGGCTGCAGATATCGAATCTTCTCTGTTTAATTGGATGACAGACCAGTCGGCAGGCCCGGCCGAGGCCATCATCCTGGCGGCGGAATCCCTGCTCGGCGAGGTGAGCTGCCTTGAGCAGTTCCGCGAAAAGTTGATTGATCTGTTTGCTGCAACTGATCCGGAGGCGTTGGCTGAGGTTATGGCCAGGGCTGACCTGTTGGCAACTCTCGCCGGTCGACTGGAGGCACGGGAGGAATGAACGCCGCTGAATTCGCCAGGGTTTTCAGTCTGCCCTTTGCCGAAGCGGAGCGGTTCTTCCGCGACAAGCTGAATCTCCCCACTGCTGCCTATGACGATATTGTCGGGGCTGCCCATGCCAAGGCCTTTGTCAGCGCCGGTGCCTACCAGGCCGATCTGCTCACCGAGCTGCGGCAGATGACCGACAAGGCCATTGCCGGGGGCATGGATATCCTCGAGTTCAGGAAGCAGTTCCGGCCCCTGGTGGAGCGGTACGGCTGGCAGTTGAAGGGCGGCGGGACGGCCTGGCGCAGTGATCTGATCTGGCGGACTAATATCAGCACTGCCTATCAGGCCGGACGCTGGCAACAATTTGAGGACGGCGGTATCGACTATTTGAAGTATGTCCACAACGATGGGGTCCGGCATCCCCGGCCCAACCATGTGGCTATGGACGGCACGGTCCTGCCGCGCACCGATCCGTTCTGGTCCGCCAACTATCCGCCCAACGGCTGGGGCTGCAAGTGTCGGGCGGTGGCTGCCACCGAGCAGGAATTCAACGAGGGCGGCAAAAATATCCGGCCAAAAGGCTGGGAGGCCATGGCCGATTCGGGCTGGGATTATAACGTCGGTTCAGCGGGGCCGGAGCATCTGGCCGCTTCGATGCAGGAGAAAATGGCGGGGGTGCCTGCCGATATCGCTGCGGCCTGGATGGCGCAGCTGGAAGCAAAAGGACTGACGGAATGGATATCTCGGTCAGAATAGGCGATCGTGAGATGATGGCCCTGCTGCGGAGGATTGAGGCCAAGGTCGGCAACATGAAGCCGCTGATGACCAGGATCGGCGCATTCTACGAACGCCGGGTGCTGGAAAACTTCAAGGCCGAATCGGCGCCGGACGGCAGCGCGTGGAAACCCCTGGCCCAGGACACCATGATGATGGGGCTGGGGAAAAATAAGGGCTGGAAGAAGAACGGCGGACTGTCGGCCAGGGGCAAGCAGTATATCCAGGGCAAGCGCATCCTGCGGGAGAGCGGCGATCTGGAAGGCTCGATCCATTTTCAGGCGGACAGCAACAGCGTAACCATCGGCAGCTCCGGCTCCATCCCTTATGCGGCCATCCACCAGCTCGGCGGCCAGGCCGGGCGAGGAAGGAAGGTGACCATCCCGGCCAGGGAGTATCTGGCGATGAACAAGGGTGATGGACTGGAGCTGGCCGAGACCGACCGAACATGGATTCTGGAGATGATCCGGGATGAAATAACGGACTGGGAATAGAAGTGCCAAGAATGGCCGTAAATCGATTTACATGCTCGCCCGCCCCATAGGCCGAAAAAATCCGAAGCGAACGATACGGAAGATTTTAAACGGACTTTAAACAAGGTTTTAAGGGAAGGCGATGAAGAGAAATAAAGTGGCGATCAACACCATGATAATCCCCCTGGCGGACGGCAATGTCCCGGAGTGGGTAGAGCTCATTCCAGCCGGGGCGATTGTCGGCCGAGATGGAAGGACCTGGAACAACAGCAAGCCGGAAGCAATCATTGCCTCTTTCACCGAGCTGGCCCGCGATCTGCCCATTGACATCGAGCACAGCTCAGAACTGAAGGCGCCAAGCGGGGATCCTGCTCCGGCTATTGCCTGGGTGAAGGAATTGGAGAATCGGGACGGAGCCATCTGGGGCCGAACGGAATGGAACACATCCGGGAAGCAGCTGATCGGCGACGGAGCGTATCGATATCTGAGCCCGGTGATCATCTATGAACAATCTACCGGCATCATCGTCGGGTTGACCTCGGTCGGCGCTACCAATCAGCCCAACCTGAAGCTCCCGGCACTTAACCACGAACAAGGGGCCACTACCCCAAAGGAGAGCACTATGTTGAAAGCGATACTGGCGGCGCTGGGCCTGCCGGAAAACACCACTGAGGCTGAGGTCGTGGGTAAGATCGGCGGCCTGCGGAACGAACTGGCCACCGCCGCCAACCGGGCGGAGAACCCGAGCCTTGAAAAGTTTGTGCCGCGTGCCGACTATAACGCGGCCCTGGCCAAAGCGACCAATGCCGAGACTCAGCTCCAGCAGATCAAGGACGAGAAGCTGGAGACGGATGTCAACACCGCCATCGGCCAGGCCCTGAAGGATGGCAAGATTACCCCGGCCACCGCTGATTACCACAAGGCCCAGTGCCGGCAGGAAGGTGGGTTGGCACGATTCACCGCCTATTGCGCGGCGGCACCGGCCATCGGCGGCGACTCAGGGTTAAACGATAAAGACCTGAACACGAACAGGAAGGCTCTGAATGCTGAGGAGCAGAAGGTCTGCGATAACCTTGGCATTACGGCGGAAGAATATCTCAAGACGGCGGTCTGATCGGACCAGGACCGGCTGACGCGAGAAACAATCATCAATCACAGCAAGAGGAGTAAATCATGCCACCTTTAACAGCAGAACGTAACACAGCCGCCAGGACAGGCTCCCGTCTCAATCTGGGGGCGGCAGCGGCGGTACTGGTCTTCGCCGGTTCCCTGGTCGCCAGGAATGCGGCCGGTAATGCCATCCCCGGCGCTACCGCCGTCGGCATCCTGGGCGTCGGGCGGGCCGTCGATACAGTCGACAACACCCTGGGGCTGGCCGGGGCGGCAGGGGTCGAGATCGAGAAAGGGGTCTTCCTGTTTGATAACCTGGCCGCTGACCCGGTCACCATCGCCAACATCGGCAGCAACTGCTTTATTGTCGATGATCAGACCGTGGCCGCCACCGATGGTGTGGGGACCAGGTCGATTGCCGGGACCGTTTTTGATGTCGACGCCCAGGGTGTCTGGGTCACATTCAAATAACCAAGAGTAACAGCCGGGCGGTACCCGGATCCTGGCGGCCGGTAAGCGGCCTGACCGCATAAAAATTAAAACAAGGAGTGAATCATGATCATCAATAGCGGTGCCCTGGCCATTTTGTTTAGGGCCTTCAATGCAGCATTCCAGCGCGGCTTCGACGGCGTCACGCCGCTGTGGAGTAAAATCGCCACCATGGTGCCATCGACTACCGGCACCGAGGATTACGGCTGGCTGGGCAACATCCCCGGCATGCGGGAATGGATCGGTGATCGGCTGATCCATAACCTGGCCCAGCATGACTACAGCATCAAGAACAAAAAGTTCGAGCTGACTGTCGGTGTGCCTCGGGACAAGGTCGAAGATGACCAATACGGAGTCTACGCGCCGATGATGGAGATGCTCGGTTCTTCGGCTTCCGAGCACCCGGACCAGCTGATCTTTGCCTTGCTCGCGGCCGGATTTGCGACTCCGTGTTACGACGGCCAGTTCTTTTTCGATATCGATCATCCCGTGATTGATGCCGACGGCGTCACGCAGTCGGTCGTCAATGTGCAGGCCGGAGCGTTAACCCCCTGGTTCCTGCTCGACACCAGACGGCCGCTCAAGCCGCTGATCCTGCAGATGCGCAAGCAGCCGCAGTTTGTCAAAAAGGACCGGCCGGAGGACGACAACGTCTTCAACAAGGATGAGCTGATCTACGGCATCGATGACCGCAAGAATGTCGGCTTCGGCTTCTGGCAGATGGCCTTCGGCTCCCAGCTGGCGCTGACGGACGCCAACTTTGAAGCGGCGTATGATGCCATGACCGCCTTCACCGGCGATGGCGGCAAGCCCCTGGGTGTCAAGCCGAACATGCTGGTGGTCGGCTCATCCAATGCCAGCGCCGCGCGCAAGATCGTCCAGGCCCAACTGATCAACGGCGGTGACAGCAATACCAACTTCAACCGGGTCGAACTTCTTGAGGTGCCCTGGCTGGCGTAAGGTCAATTAAAAATTACGAATTACGAATTACGAAGGCCCTGTCTTTGAATTCGTAATTCGTAGCTAAAGCATAATGAGAGGAACTCGTAATGATCAGAATCAGCAGTAAAAAAGAGGGCTTTCGGCGCTGTGGCGTTGCCCACGGCAGGCGGCCTGTTGAATATCCCGATGACCATTTCAGTGCAGATGAGCTTGTGATCTTGCGGGCGGAGTCGATGCTGGAGGTCGAGGATATCGGGGATGCGCCGGCGCGGCTGAACGCCAGTGATACCATTGCCCTGATCAAGGCGGCGACGACTGTTGAGGCGCTGGATGGCCTGCAGTCGGGCGAAGAGCGCATAAGCGTGCTGGCGGCCATTGCCGTACGGCGCAAAGCGCTGGAGCCTGCTGAATAATGTACGCCACCCTTGCCGACATCCTCGAACAGGTGGCCGAGTCTGAGCTGATCAGTCTTACCGACGATGAACAGCTCGATGCCGTTGACCAGACGGTCATCGACCGGGCCATTGCCAACGCCATGACCTTGATCGATGCCCATTGCGGTGACCGATATACCGTACCGTTTGATCCGGTACCGCCCCTGGTGCGGATGTACGCGGTCGACCTGGCCGTCTATAACCTGTACAGCCGGCGCACGCATGTGCCGATGCCGGAGGTGATCGGCGAGCGCCAGAAACAGACCCTCTCTTTTCTGCGCCAGGTGCAGAAAGGGGATGCCTCGATCGGCATTCCTTTAACGGCTGCGGTGTCAAGTGAGAGCAGCAGCGCGCTGATCCCCGGCAACGAGCGGCTTTTCAGCCGTAAAAATATGAGAGGGCTGTGATGTATACGTCGATGATTGCGGCTGCGATCGAGGCCGAGCTGAACAGCCTGGGCCTGTTTAAGGCGGTGGAGAAGACCGTCACCGCAAAGACCCTGAAAAGTCCGCCAACCGTCGCGGTCTATCTGGCCAGTAACCGAAAGGAAGCAAGTAAGCCAACTGTCACCAGAAACCTCGGGTGGGATCTGGTCCTGGTTGTTTCGGCCCTGGGTACGGATAAGGGTCAGGCGGCGGCGGGAGATATTGTCGATGCCGTGAGTGTTGCCTTTACCGATTGGCGGCCGTGGACAACCGGCGGCGTCTTGCCCTCCGAGGTCGACATAGTTTTGGAGGGAACCGAAGGAACCCTGCTCATTTATACAGCGCGGGTGACCATGAAGGTCATGCCGTCAATGATTGTAAATCAAGGCTGATAAGCCTCAAGGAGAAAAATTATGGAACCATTTTCATTTATCGGCGAGGCCGATGCCTATGTGGATATACTGTCCGACACCGGCGAGCGCACCGGCCTGGAGCTGAAGGGCAACTGCAGCGAGTTTACCCCGAAGCCTGACGCCGAGAGGAAGGAAATGACCTCGAACGGCCGGGGCAAGACCGGACAGGTTATCGCCTCGGTTACCCTGCCGAAACCGATGACTTGCACCGTGAAATTCAACCAGCTCGACCAGGCGCTCTTTGCCGCCGCGTTTTTCGGGACCAACTCGATCCTGACTCAGGCAGCCGGGGCGGCAGCCGTGCGGGATGTGACGACCATCGAAGACAAATGGGTGGAGATAGGCGGGGTCATGCTGGAGTCCGCCGTGGTGACAGATCCCACCGGCGCCACCACCTACGTCCTCGGTACCGATTATGAGCTCAATACCCGGTTGAGCATGATCAAGGCCCTGTCCACCGGGCTTATCCCGAGCGGCGAGATATGCAAGGTCACCCCCACCTATGCGGCGGTAAACGGCGTCGAGATGAAGGCCATGACCAAGAGCAACGTGCGGATCCGCGTCAAGCTCGACGGTCAGAACTTTGCCGACGGCCGCGATTTTATCACCGACGTCTATATGATGCGTCTCAATCCGACCAGCAACTTCAGCTTCATCGGCACCGAGTTCGCCGAGGTCACCTTCGAAGGCGTCCTTGAAACACCGACCGGCTTCGATGAGCCGATGAAACATGTCTGGCTGAGCTGATCAGATTAGGAATTTAGGGGATGTTCAATGGGGCCCGTCTTTTTGGGCTCCTTTGATTACAGACCATTATGCTTTAGCTAAAAAATAAAAATTACGAATTGGGTAAAAATAATGCGGAAAAGCAAAGCTATTCAGTTTGATGGAAAAGAAGTCGAGGTGGGCGAGTTGACCGTGGCCCAGGTTGACTCGTTGCTCACCGGCAGCGACAGCAAGGTTACCACGGTGGAGATGCTGATGAATCCAAACATCCCGATCGGCGCGGTGGTGGCATCAACCGGGGTATCTTCGGAGCAACTCAACGGTGATATCGCCCCCAGTGAACTGCAAAAACTGTGGGAGGCCGTTGAGGAAATGAATCCTTTTTTGTTGCAGATGTACGCCCGGCTGGTCGCCGCGGCAAGCATAGTGGATCAGGAGTTGGCCGCGCAAAAGACTCAGTGAGGCGTATCCTTTGCACCATGATCAGGGCCGGGCATGTAGGCGCATGGGATTATGGCTGGTCGTTTTTTCTGATCGCCATTGATGAGCTGCTCAAAGCGTCAGGAGGTAAATGATCAACCAATCGCGACGGCAATCGCCCAGACAAGGCAGAGCGCCGTCGCGATCACCATGCCAATACGGCCCATGAACAGCCCGCTGATGAAAGTGAACAGACAGGAAATCGGAATGAGGATCGCAAGTCCCAGCACTTTGTCAAAGGCGACCCGGCCATCGTTCGCCAGCAGGACCACCACCATAACGGCAAAGATTGCAGCCACCAGCACGTTTTTACTGGACAAGGATTGAGTTGACACCATGAAAAACACCTCCCTTAAAATAAAACTAACCCTTGGTTCGGGAGAAGTCAAGACCGGGCTGGCCAGGGTGCTGGCAGACTTTAAGGCGGTATCATCTGGAATCACCCAGTCCTTGCAATCCATCAAGGGTTTTGCCGACCTGAAGAAGCGGACGGCGGAGATCGCGAAGGATTATGGCGAGGCCCAGCGCAAAGTTGTTGAGCTGGCCAGGAAGATGGCTGACGGCGCAGGCGGCGCCGCATTGGCCAAGGACTTTGACAAGGCCAAGCTGGCGGCGGCAAAGCTGAAAACAGAGCTTGCGGCCCAGCAACAGCAGTTGCATTCCGTGCGCGGATCCATGGCGGCAGCCGGGGTATCCACCTCTAATCTGGCCGGGCAGCAGTCCGCCTTACGATCTCAGCTGGAGGCCACCAGGAAAAAATACCAGGACCTGGCTAACGTCGCCCAGGCCAGGACCACGCTCGGCGTCACCTCCCACAACGATATCGCCAAAGAGATCGACCGGGCCAAGGCGGCCTATGCCACCCTGCGGACGTCCGGACTGGCCACCACGAACGAGCTGGCCCAGGCCAAGGTGCGATTGCGGGAGCGGATAGACGAATTGCGGGAAGGGACAAACGGCTGGAAGGCCGCTCTTGGCAACGTGAAGATGGGGATGCTGGAGATTGCCGCCGTCGCCGCTCCGACAGTCCTGGCTATCGGCCAGGCGATCAAGTTTGAGTCCTCCATGGCCAATGTCAAAAAGGTGGTGGAGGGAACGCCACAGGAGTTGGCGGCCCTGCGCGGTGAGCTGCTGGAGTTGACCAGGGTGATCCCCATGACCGCCAACGAGCTGGCGGCCATCGCCGCAGCCGGTGGGCAGCTTGGTATCGCCGTGCAGGATATGACGGCCTTTGTGACCGTCACCGCGAAGATGGCCACCGCCTTCAACATGACGGCGGAAGAGGCCGGTGAGGCGATAGGGAAGATTAAGACCCTGTACGGGCTGAGCATCCAGGAGATAGAAGCCCTTGGTGACACCATCAACCGGCTCGGCAACACCACGGCGGCAAAAGAAAAGGACATTGTCGATGTTATGCTGAGGATCGGCGGCTCAGTCAAGCAGGTGGGGATGGGCAACGACCAGGCCGCCGCCCTGGCCTCAACCATGTTGTCACTTGGGATGCAGACCGAGGTGGCGGGCACGGCGATCAACGCCATGATTAACCGGTTGTTGACCGGGACCATGCAGGGTGACAAGTTTCAGGACGCCATGGCCCAGATCGGACTGAGTGCCGAGGAGATGGCCGCCCAGATCGCGGCGAACCCGCAACAGGCGATAGACACCCTGCTGACCTCGCTGGGTCAGTTGAGTGGGCAAAAGCAGGCCGAGGTATTAACTGGCCTCTTTGGTCGGGAGCATCAGGATGAGATTGCCAGGCTGGTAACCGGTGCGGATGCCTACCGCAAGTCATTGGCCGACCTTGGTAACCAGGCGAATGTTACCGGCGCTATGAATAAGGAGTTTGAAGAGCGCGTCAAGACCACCGAGGCCCAGCTGCAGCTCTTGAAAAATTCGGTGAGCGAAGCGGGGATCAACCTGGGCACGGTGTTCTTGCCGGCGATCCGCGACATTATCGCGCCGCTCACGAAAGGCATCCAACTGCTGGCGGATTTTGCCGAACAGTTTCCCAATCTATCCGCCGCCATGGTGACGATTGGCACCGGCGCCGTTGCCTTTGGCACGATTGTGAAGATGGCAGGCATTGCGAGACTTGCGGTCATCAGCATGAAGACAGACGTGGTGGCG